ATCGGCGGTCATGCGAGCGCCTCCGCGATGCTGATCCCCTGCGCCTGACTGCGTGCAAGCTGGCGCAGCATCTGGGAATAGCCAGCCTGCCCGCGGTCGAGAACCTCCGGGGCAGATTCGTATCCCGCGTAGTAGGTCATCGCGAGATAGACGATCAGCATGTGATACTGCACCGGCAGGCCGGTGGGCCTGTCGTCATCGAGCGTCATTATTGTCGGCGCGATGTAGTAGTCGGCTGTGATCGTGTACTGGTCAGTCGGCGGCGGTGCCACGACAACCGTGTCGTTGGGGCCGATCGCCACCACAGTCGGCCGGGTTTGCACGGTGCGCTGGGCCCCCAGCATGTAACCGTCGCGCCATGCATCGTAGCCGATTGGACCCAGCGGATCCTCGTCGTTGAAGCCAAAGGCCGTGGTGTAGCAGCGGAAGCTGAAGGGATCCCACTTGCCGAAATTGTCGGCCGGAACACCCACCGTGCCGGGGCCGGTGCCAAGCGGATAGTCGTAGTCGCCCGCGATCGTGGTGAACGACACGCCCAAGCCCACCAGATTGGACGAGCGCATCCACTGCCAATCGTCCTGTTTGGTCTGGATGGCCTCCCACGCCCGATCGATCCAGCCAATCAAGCGCGAGTCCTCGCCTGCCGGCGTGCTTTCGGTCGAGGCGACAACGCCCGACACGCCGCACTCACGACCCAAGGCGCGGACGAGCTCGAGGCGAGTCACGGCTAATAGGCCTGCCGCCGCAGAGTGGAGAACTGAACGATGCCGCGAGGATTTTTGTCCTCGATGATCTGGACGTTGGCGACCGCCGAGGGCGTGCGAATGATATGATTGAAGCTGCCAATGTCGTCATGCCGGGTCTGGATGGCAAACGTCTTGGCCCGCACCAGCACCTCGACATACTTTCTCTTTACGGTCAGTTGCTGGCCAACCTGGATGTACGGATGGATAAGCCTGACCCAGCGTCCGCTCTGATCGAGCACTTCAGGATGCGAGCCGTTGACCTGGCAATGGTAGTGCGTCGGTGCGTTGCGGTCTGAGCTCGGATAGATCTCGATGGTGACCGGCTCTTCGGCCATCTTCAGATCATTCATATAATCTTGGTTTGCGAGCGCGTAGGCATCGACCTCGACAATGTCGTTGACTTGATTGTCGTCGGTGATGGTGTTGACCGGATCGAGCGGGATCTCGTCGGTATGCAGCGCAGTTCGCGGCATGAACGCCTCCTTCTAGTGGGCTAGCGGGCGTCATCACGACGCTCGCGGGAAAGAACGGGGGCATGAGGCCCCCGTGTATCGGTTACGCGACCGGCGTCGGTGTCGGCGGAGTCTCTGGTCCCGGCGGTAGGTTGCCGAACAGGAAGCCGACAAACGCTTTCAGCTTCTGAATCTGTTCCGGCGTGATCGGCGGCCTACCCGGCTGCGGTCCCGGCAGCGTGTTGTCGGGATGCGGGAAGCCCCCTGCACCCCCTGGCAGTGAACCACCCGGCCAACCCGGCACCGTGGGCCAGCCCGGAGAAGGCTGCGGTCCCGGCAGACCCTGATCAGGATAGACCGGGATGTAGATCGGATGCGTCGGCTCGAGGCCCGATTCCGGCGGTGGGGTAATCGGAATGTAGATCGGATGCGAGGGGAACGGCGGAAGACCGTGATCCGGTCGTGGCTGTGACCCCGGCAACGTATTGTCGGGATGTGGCCAGCCACCCGCGCCACCCGGCAGACTGCCACCCGGCCATCCCGGCACAGTCGGCCAACCGGGCTGCGGCGGCCGTGGCGTTGCCCACGGTGGGCTATAGCCGGGATCAACCGGCCCGGTCGGGGGCCGAGGCCAACCCGGCTGTGGACCCGGAAGCCCTTGGTCAGGATGCGGCAACTGATTGGGGTCGACTTCGTACCCCTGCACGATGAAGTACTTTGCAGCCATGGATTTCTCCTTGAGGTTGGTCGCCGGGTTTGGATGAACCTCCCCCAGCGACCCATTCCTTTAGCTTACCTGCGGCCGATCCGGCAGGGTCGTAATGTTGGTGAAGGTGTAGGTCATGCCCGTCAGCGGCGTCTGGACGGACGTACCGAATGTCCAGCTACCAACAGCAGTCGATCCCGCCTTAACCACTTCGTAGCCCACCGGGCAGAAATCGTTGGGGACCGGCCCAAAGTTGGGCGCGTACATAAAGTTGCCAGCAGGGCTGAGATCAACAAGATCCCCCTGCGTGACAAGCATCACGTTGGCCGCATTGTAGCCAATGAGAAAGGTGCAGCCCTTGTTCGCCGTGAGAGGAACGAACGCGAGCCCGGTCGCCGCATCGGTCGTCGGCGTGGCACCATTGCTGACACCCGCCTTGCTGTAGGTCTTACCGTTGATGGTGTAGGCCACGGCAGAGTTGGTAATGGTCGAGGTCGTCCCCGCCACCAGGGTCGCATTCCCCAAACACAGAGTGATAGGGGCTTGAGCATAGACATCCATATCTGAATTCCTTTCCTAGGCAGCCGCCGGATTGAACGAGTTGCCGTCGAAATAAACGGTGGAGGTGGTGGCATCCAAAGCGGTCGTGCCGCCTGTAAATGCACCGGAGGCGTTGATCAGGATCGAGCCGACAAGAGCTGTGCCCGCCGGCCCGGTTGGAAAGCCAACCGTTGCTGACGTTGCACCCTCGGCTCCAGCAACCGCCGTGACGACGCCCGCTGCATTAACGTAGAACGACACATACCTGGAACGGCCTGCGCCTACGTTAATGCCGGTAAGCGCCGGCATGTCGGTACTGGCTGGGATTCGCACGAGCGTCCCGCCAACGGCAGCGTAGTAGTCGGTCGCCCCGATCTTCGCGAGAGGGCTTGCGCCTGCCTTGATGACAAGGCCTGCGGGTTTGAGCGACACCGCCGACGCCGTGCCAGTGGACTGAGAGAGGGCTTTGTAAACCGCCTCCTTGTCCTGGGCCGCCGCCATCGGTGAAAGCAATTGAAATAGAGTTGCCATGTGTGCGGTTCTCCCTAGTTGGCCAGAACCTTGGACGCGACGTTTCCGACTGCCATCCAGCCGTGATTTTCAATCATCACGACCTTCCACCAGCTAGTTCCCGCATAGCCGCGCTGGCCAAGCGGATCGCTCTTGCTCTTCTCACCAGGGGCGAGATAGGTCGGGTCGAGCGAGGACAGGCCACGCACGGCGATCTGGCTCCACGCATCCTGTGCCGTCACGATGAACGGATAGACATCGATGTTGGTGCCGGTGGTCGAGGCGTACTGGCTCGCGGTCGAGGCGACCGTGGCACCCGCATTCTGCAGCGCAGGCAGGTCCGGTGAGGTGATGAAGCGGAACCGCTCGACCTTGCCGATCTCGTGTTCCATCGGCTTGCCGGATGCGTACCGCTCGATGGGGGTGAAGCCCACCATGTCGCGGATGTCGGGCTCGAGATCGGTGTGGCAGTAGACGGTGTAGCCATCCGACACCGCATCGGTGCCGAAATCGCCGCTTGCCTTGAGGATCTTGTTGACCGGCGTGCCGTGGTTGGCCTGGAGGTTCTTCGAGATCCTGCGAACCATGTTGAGCGACATGGTGCCATTGACGGTGGCGATCGTGGTGCCGGTGCCGCCGTAGTACTGGTTGGTGCAGGCACGAAGCTGGCCGTAAGCGATCTGCTCGTTAACGAGCGTTACGCGCTCGCCAACCTGCTTGATCATCTCGGCCGGGATGTCGTCTTCGTACAGATTGTAGGTCTTGTCGGAGAACCCGTAGAGACATCCGTACTGCTGGATGACGACCGTGATGTCCTGCGCCGTGATGCTTTCCGGCGATGGGGTCACACCTTCCGAGATCTGATTGGCAGCGGCCATCGCGAGCGAGCGGTCGCCGTCAGCATTCTGAAAGAACTGATTCACCGTATTGTGGTTCGTGGCTGTCGCGCCGTAGGGCACGAAGCGCCGTGCGACGTAAGTGTCGGACTGATTCTTCGGCATCTGGACCTGACGGCCCGCGCGACCGAGACACTCACGAGGCACGGCGTGCTTGAGAATCTGGCCTTTGTACTTGTCGATTCGGCCAGGTTGCAGGCTATAGGTTTGAAGAGCCATTTCGTTATCCTTCTATGGGCAGGCGGCGCATCGCTGCGCGGCGTCTGTCTTATGGGTTACTCGTTGAAGCCCTGTCGGAAGAGTTCCTCGGGCGTGGGTGAACGAGGAGCGGGCGCATGGCCGTTTCCTCTAGGGGCGACGGCTGCCTGGATGCGGTCCCTGCGGGCCGTATCAGTGCGAGCCGGTGTCTGTTGGCGTACTGCAGCAGGGGCGCGAGCCTTGGCCATATCGGCATAACATTTGTCGATCGAGCGTTTGGTGATCGCGGCAGAGTAGGTATTAGCCAGCAAGTGCTGGTACTCAGGCGGCTGAGTGGCCAGCCATCGACGGTAGACGTTGTCGGTATCTCCAGGCTGCCCGACAAACTCACGCCAACCGGGATGGAGGTCATCAAGATCCTTGAGCCCCTCACCATGAATGATCGTGGCGGCGACGGAACGCACATGCTCTGGATCGATCGTCGGAGTCGCCACTTGCGCGGTGCCCCTTAGATTTGCCCGTTTGAGAATGCGCTCGAGGCCTACACGTTGACGCTGTTCCAGTTCAGGGAAGTCTTCCCTTAACTCGGCAAAGTCCGCGTCAGTGATCTCCACTGTCGCGCCTGCCGGCGTCTGGTTTCGTATCTGATTGATTACCTGCTGCATGTTGCCAAGCGTTCCGAACGCCTTGGACAATTGCTGCTTGAGGTTCACCGTCTCGTCGGCGGCTGATCTCAGGCGTTGCGCTTCGTCTTCGGTGAGTCGGACGTATTTGGGTGCCGGGGGCACTGGGGCCTTTGGCGGCTCTCGCACAGGCGGTGGCGCTTCAGCGGCTGCAGCCGGTGGCGGCGTCTCCTTTGCAGGGGGCGCATCCGAATCAAAACCAGAATCGAAGGCTGCTTGTGCAGCCGCGATCTCAGCTTCCGTCTGCTCGACTACTTCTGCTTCAGGCATGTGCTCCTCTCAATCCGGGGCGCTTCCCAGCGTTCCGGGTGTCAGCCGTCGATCGGCGGCATTGGTTCGCGACCGAGGCGGGCGAGCGCCTTCAAGGCCGCTATTTCTCCACGCACCCGTGCCGTCTCATCCGGCGACAGGGCGGTGTCGTTTCGTGCTCGCGCCTTCTCGAGGCGCTCCTTCAGGAACAATTCGATCTTGATCCAGAGCGGAGAGGTCCGCTCGATGGATGACAGAACATGGTCCTCGGAGCGGGGCGCGATCATGCTTCAAACGCCTGGCCGTTGGGCGCTGTGCCCGCAGGCTCTGCCGGGGCTGACGTGATCTGCGGCACACGCGACGAACGCACGCGGCCGCCGCCACCCCCACCATTCTTGTCGACGCTCATGCGCTGCTGCACGTCGAGCTTCATCGCCGTCTCGGCCAGCTTGGCCTTCACTTGCTCGATACTCAGTCGATGCATCGCGGCATATTCCATGACCGCCAGTTCGCGCTTGAGCTCCAGTTCATGGAGCGCGACCGTGCGATCACTCAGCACATCCTCGCGTTCAACCGAGATACGCCGCGCCTCGAGCTTGATGCGCTCGGCATCGGTCTGCTGCCTGATCTTGGCGACCTCAAGCTGCGGCGGTGCAGGCGGCGGCTGCTGGTCGATCTGCGCCTGCTCCTCCTCGCTGTTCTCCAGCAGGCGAGGGTCGAAGCGTTTGCTCTTGAGGAATTCCCTCATCGTCTTACGCGGCGACAGGCCGTAGGCCGGATCCTTCGACACCATCAGCATCTGATTGAGCATCTGGTCCTGGATGCTGCGCTCGACCAACGCAGCCGAACCGTGGGCGTTGATGGCGAAGTCGCCCTTCTCATCCTCGGAAACATCGGGATCCAGGAGAAGGTATTCGTAGTACTGCCGCACCAGCGGCTCGGTGATGTAATCGTCGTAGGCGCTGCCAACCTGGCGCAGCAATTGGTTGGCGTTGTTGTTTTGCAACTGCATGCCGCCGAGTGTCTCGGGCTGTGTCGGGCCGCTCTGGCCCTGCGTCACCAGCGGGATGTTCGTGCTTTCCTCGGCCATCCTCATGCCGATCTGCACGATCTCGTTGAGCGGGCCGGTGGTGTTGGGCACGGTGAACATGCCGAACGCCTGATCGACCGTCAGGTTGGCATCGGATTGCAGTTCCCAGATCTTATCTGGCGTGACGCGCCACAGGCCATCGGCAGGCTGGATGGCATCGCGGTTGACCACGATCTGGGTGCCCGCGCTCTTGCCTGCATTGTTGAGCATGGCCCGCATCGCGCCGTTGGTGATGCGTTGCGCTGGGCTGACTTGCTCGGCAACGCCGATGCCTGCCCAGTGGCCGGGACGCCGTCGCCACGGCACGGCATGGTAAGAGAGATCGCCGCTGTCGAGCGGGTTGAAAGATGCCTTCACCACATGATCGTTGATCATCGTGATGATGGCGAAGACCTGGGGGGCAAGCGTGTCGCTGCGGGTCTTCTGGCCTGCAGCGTGACAGATGCACCAGTAATCGTCGCGCGACAGGACGCCGTGGAAGTACCAGATCTCGTACTGGTTCTTGCGCTGCTCTTCTGAAACCTTGTTGGGCTTGTCGATTTCCTCGCTCTTGATGCCGCCCGGACCTTCCTCGATCACCGCCTCGATCTCGGCTGCGATGTAGCCCGGTTCATCGAGCAGCTTGCGGACCTGATATTCGGAGAAGAAGTCGCGCTCGAAACAGTGGCCGCCTTCGTGAACATTCTCCCCGCACGCCGGATCAGGGAAGAAATTCCAAGCGTCGACCCAGCGTGTGCCGGGAAACACCTTGTTGCGGATGATGACCTCGACGCCGTTGGCGGTCTTGTTGGCGACGATGTCCCGCTTGCTCATCGGGAACGGACCCTTGAGCACGCCGACACCGAGACGGCAGCTATCGAAGATGACCTTGCGCGCTTCGGCCGTGTAGCAGGACTCGACCATCCAGTCGTAGATGCGCGTCTCGGCCTTCTTGGCCTTCTCACGCGCCATCTGGACCTGTTCCTCGGCAAGATCCTTGGCGGTGAGCGGAACCTGGGGCGGCATGGGCGGTTCCATACCGGGCATCGGCGGTGCGCCGGGAGCGGGCGCAGGGCCGGGGGGTGGAGCACCGGGAGGTGCAACGGCCCCAGCAGGGGGAATAGGGGCACCACCCGCCGGGGCCGGCACCTCGGGAACAGGCATACCGCCAGGGACTGACGGAGGCTGCGGGCCTGCTACCGGATTCGGAGGGGGTAGCTCGCCCTTGCGGGCGTCACGAGTGAGGGGAACCCCTAGCTCGGGGCTGACAACCTGTTTGTTTGATTTCTTGAGTTCGATGACATCGGGCAGCGGCGACTCCGAGAAGGAGAACGCCTTGTCGTCCATCGGCAGCAAGATCTCTGTGAGCTTCGACGTGCCCGCGTCCACATAGCGGGCCGTGATCGGGATGAAGATATTGGATCGGCCATCGGAAGGCGGCGTGATGTTCCGCGTCAATGGCCCATCCGGGCTCATCGGCTTGGCCCATCGATTATGCCCGAACTCGTGCCGGTTCGCAGCATCGATGCCGACATAGGCTTCCTCGCAGGCCAGCCAGATTTCCTCGATGCCGCTGGCCTTGCGTGCTTCCTTGGCTTCCTCGCGCAGATCGGCAATCACCCGGCTGATCGTGTCCAGCTTCTGCGGGTCTGGATCCAGGCGCGGCTCCATCAGGGCCCGCAGCCGGGGAGAGATGTTGCGAGGAAGCTTGGTGTGGGCCATCAGCGCCTGTACTCGCCCATGCGCTGCCACCGGGTGACGATATTCAGCAGCCGCTCTTCAGCCTTGATCGTTCTGAGCGAGCGATCCGCGCAGCGGGACCACGGCGGCCTCATGTCATGGCCGGCGGCTATCCGGTTCTTGACGTTGCGCTGGCCTTGCGCCCGCAGCCTGCTCTTGAAGACGAGCCTGTCTTCCGCCGTTGGCTTGGGCTTCAGCTTGAGGATGTGCTCGAGGAGCTTGCGAACCGCTCCCGGCCTCTGAACGGTAGAGCGTGGTACGAAAACAGCCTTGTCCCAGACACGCACACGCCAGCCATTGGCTGCTGCGCGGCCACCAGCATGATGGCCTTTCACGAATTCGCGAGCGAAGTTGCGGGGCAAGAGCATCAGTCGGCCTTTGCATCGTCGGCCACGAGGTCGCCCAGGCCGATGAGTTCGCCAACCGTGAGCGGGCCCACTTCGGCTTTTCCGGTATCCAGTTGGGAAAGCGGCACCGGCTCGACGGCGACCTCGATCGTCTCGTCAGCGATCTGCCGCCAGTTGGCGAGGAACTCGCCCATCTTGTCGGGCGGGACACTGAGTTGCTCCTCGTCGCCGCCGTTGACCTTGGTCTTGTAGTCGTAGGCCGTGATCAGTTCGTCGCGCTTCTTGGCGATGACCTCGAATTCCGGCTGGAGCTTGGTGAGCAGGCGGCCGAGGCGGTATGCGCCTTTGAGCGGCAAAGGCCGCTTTTCCTCAACGATCTGGCGAACGATCTGGTGGGCGACGAAGACCTGTGCGGCGGTCAGTTTCATGTGGAGCGTCCCTGTGCTGGGCACAGGCAAGTCGCTCTCGCGTCGAACGGCACGCAGCCCGGTGCGTTCGACGCAGATGAAAAGGTGACCCCATCCATCCGAGGGCTCCATTCAAGAGGTAAGCGGCGTCATCCGACGCGGCAAACGCTTGCCAGTGCGTTATGAGGCGGCACGGTATACCAATACCGTATTCCCCTTCAATGGATTGTAGAATTGGCCTGCGGTTCGACGCACATCTGGTGGGTCGCCCTATAGACGAATCACACCGTGAGGGATTAGCCTCGGGCCTCGGCTCTTAGAGGGGGTCGTGGACGATCGAACATGAAGCGCCGGCCGCGAACAGGACTAGTCACCCTTTCGTAGCCGGCGTCTTTTTGTGTGGGGTGGGTGAGTGCGCGGCGGGCCCTGTGATGCGGACAGGGGATTCGGGGATCAGCCTAGCCGCGCGATCGGCAGCCTACCGGAAGGTGGCGCGGCAGTCCCCCGCTTTAGAAGGGCTTTTCGGGCTTGGAGTCCCTAGCCGCGCTCGGCAAGTATACAGCGGCGGCCCTGTCGCAAGACAGGGTTTTCGGGCCGGAAGCCCTAGCCGCCCGTGGGCACCCTGACAAAGATCAATAAATCCCGCAACGATTCCCGCATTTCACAGGAATCGCTGAAATCTGCCTGTTTTTGACAGAAATACCCCCTGAATCGTGCGGCAAATAACAGTTCCCAATTATTGCCGCACCTGTCCTCTGCCTGGCAGAGGGCTGGTCAGCCGACAAAAGTGGGGGGAATTAAGGGGGTCAATAACACCGGCTTTTTCCCCGCGTGGCCGAATAGGCCGCTATTCGGTTAGCGCCAAACCGAATTAGGCAAGGCTAACCCATTGATATTGCTCATCCTTGCTAGGCAAGAATCTTAACAGTGCATAGGATCGGCATAATAGCCGCTCGAAATGGCGCTCACCTTCTGAGCGGTTTTGAGCGCCCTGGCAGGCTTGGCAAAACCTGGCAGCAAGGCAGTAATTGGCAGTTAATGGCAGTTATTGGCAGCCAATGAGAAAAACAGGCAGGCAGTCAGCCCCTGTTTTTCACTGTCGCAACTGTCGCAACTGTCGGAACTACATGCCCAGCGGGCCGAGGCCGGGATCGGCGTTCTCGATGGTGCGGTGCGGCGGACGGTACGGACGGTCGGCCTCGTTCCTGATCTGCTCGGCAAACACCGCAAGGAGACGGAAGGCGCTGGCCCCATGGCTGTACTGGTCGTGCTTGGGTTCGCCCGGTTCGCCGGTCGTCATGGTGATGTTGCGGGCGTAGTGCTTCAGGCACTCGAAAAGCCGCTTGGCCCCGATGTAGCCGGTGGCCGCCTTGCGGGCTGAGTTGTCGATGTAGACCCGTGGCCAGAGCATGCGGCACGACCGGATGGTGTCCTCGACCGGGACCGGCTTGTTCAGCGCCTTGACCTTCTGGCGGCCGAGTCTGCGGAGCTCATCGTAGGCGCTGGTCTTGGTGATGGGGTTCTTGTTCTTCCCGTCATGCGGGAGGTAGTCGGTGCCCCAGCGGTATTGCAGCTTGTCGAACTCAGCGGCGAATTCGGCGTAGGAGCGGTACGAATCCTCAAAGTAGTTGATCAGGTTAAAGACGCCGGGGGCCGGTAGCTGCAGCAGAATGACGGCCATGGCATCGTTGTAGCCAAGATCCCACACGGTATGCACAGGCAGCCGGGGATCGTAGGGCACGGAGCGGTAACGCTCCGAATTGATCATCTCCCCGATCTCCTTGGCGAAGATGGCACCGGCTACGATGGAGCGGCAGTTGCCCAGCCAGATGTTGTCGTAGTCCTCGGGGCTGGTCCTTTCCATGTACGCGCGCTCGCCCTCGAGCACGTCAGGAAACCATGGATTGTCGGAGAAATTCATCTTAACGACGATGGCATCGGGCCGCTGGTTGACCACGAAACGCTGGTACGTCTCATCGTCTTCCATGTCAGGATTAAAAGTTACCCAGATCTCGGAGTTGGGCACACGGATTGTGGGCACGAGGATGTCCCACGAGCGTTTGCTCACAGTCTGTCCCTCTTCCACCCACACGATATCAACAGCCTCGAAAGATTTGATGCTGTCGACGGTGTGCGAGGCGAGGCCGGTGAAGATAAAGCGCGTGCCGTTGCCGCCGACGATGTCAGTGTCGTTGACGGTGTAGTTGCCGCTCAAGCCGAGAGCGGCGATACGATCACTGAGCAGCGCGTAGACCGAATGCTCGATGGACCGCTGGATCTCTCGGGCGCACAGGATGCGGAGGCGGTGGTGCGCTCCCAGGATCAGCAGCGCATTGGCGAACGACCACGACTTGGCTGATCCCCGGCCGCCGTAGGCCACCTTGTAGCGGTGGGCTCCCAGCAGGAAGTCCAGCTTGCGTGGCAGATCGATGCCGATCTCGCGGGCGTCTTCCTTCTCGATGTCGCCAACGCTGTAGGGATCCTCCAGGCCATCCATCACATGGGGGGTCATCGCGGCCCCATCGGCGTGCGCTCCTGCACGAGGCGAGCGGCCATACCCTCAAGCTTGTCGATCAGAGCCATGTTCTTGGGATTCTCAAACAGTTTCCGGGCCTGTTCGATCTGCTCGTCGCCAAGCTTGTAGCCGGTCTTCTCCGCGTCTCCGAAATTACGCAGCATGATGCCGCGCACGATCATCTCCTCGCCGTCGCCTGCGACATAGATCTTGCCGCTCGTCTTGGCTTCCTGCGGCGTGGCTGCCAGGTAACCTGCCTTGGTCAACATCTCGAGTCCGCGATGGACCGATTCGTGGACGTAGGTACTGGGAAACTTCTCATCAATCCACGACATGTCGGGCTTGGTCATGTAGGCACCCGCTGCCGTCATGCGCTTTTCGTCCTGTGGTGCGGTGGCGACGAAGTGCCGGGGATCAAAGCCCAGGCCTGCGAGCGGTGACTTGTTGGCGGCGATGGCGGCGGTATAGAGCCGGTCGGCCTTGGCCTCATCGATCTTCTCCCAGTTCACGCCGTCGAAACGCTTGTCGTTGACGATCTCGGGAGCGCGGCGAATGTCGACCGAGTAAGCCTTGGAGCCAGCCTCAAGGCCGCCACCTCTGGGATCGCCGTAGAACTGGTCGACCGAACGGCCAAGCCTCAGTTCCTCTTCACCCGGATACTTCCTTTCCGGCACGACGCCGATGTCGCGGGCGGTCTGCGAATCGCCGCCGCCAAGCAGGCCGAACGTCAGGGAATTGATCAGTCCGGGCGGACGTTCCTTGAGGTCTTCGGTGGGATACCTGGGAACAGGATCGGCCATCAGTTCACCGGAGCGATGAGGCGGACAGAATCGAAGATCAGGCGGGCGACCGTGTTCTGCTCCGAACCGCGCACCGCCATCTCCGAGGTCAGTTCACAGATGCCGCCATTGACGCCCTCGACCACGGCGGCGATCCGCACCGCCAGCGGGTCGCTGTGATCGGTAATGATGTAGCGGCCACCACGATTGATGAAGCCATGGGCCAATGCCTCGAGTTCAGCCGGGGCATCGATCTCCATGACTTCGACGGTGTTGCCATCATCAGTGACGGCATAGAGGAACGGGATCATTTGTCGATCCTGAGCTTGGGCTTACGCCTCTCGGCCCACTGGCCAAAGGCGAGGCCGACAAGGAAGCCAATCGACAGGCCCCAGATGGCGCTTTCCCAATCCATCAGTCGCTCCTACACCCGCCTGCCCTCCAGAAGGTTGGCCTTCACGACGGTCTGTCGGCCGGTAACGGGATCGGGTCCGACGAGGTTGACCTGGATGGCGATGTTCTCCTGACGCTGGCGGTTGTCGCGCTCAAACAGGCCCAAGTGTTTCATCAGCTTGTCGGAAGCTTCCAGCTTGGGCCAGAACTTCACCTTGGTGGTGTGGCCTGCGAGGTGGCGGTCGTCGCCCTTGCCGCTCCACAGTTCAGTGACCTGAAAGCTTGAGACGGCAGCGGCCATGGCATCGTCCCATTCCGATGGCGGCACGAGCGTGCCGTTGTCGCGATAGAACTTGCGCGGGTCCACGAACGCCACGTCCATGACTTCGCGCAGCATGCGCTCGACCGTGAGCTCGGCACGGACGGCAGCGCGGCGCGAGCCTTCCTCGAGGAGCAGCTTGACGTAGGGATCCCTCAACAGGGTCGAGCCCTTGGTGTTCGCCCACTTGGGAGCGAAGCCTGCAGCAAGGGCGGCGCGGTGCGAGTTGAAGCCGTTGGTGAGATAGGCGCGAGCGAACAGGACGCGCTGGCGGCGGGCCGCATCGAGCTTCGGCGGCTGGGGTTTATCTTTTGCGCGCATGGCGGCCTACATGGCTTTGATCGGCTCGGCGGGGGCTTCCTCTTCCTCGCCACCAAAACCTTCCTCGAAATTCGCCTGGGCCGCAGGGCCTTCGGGATTCTCGGGATCGATGATGTTGTGAATGGCGGTGAGCAGATCACCGATGCCTGTCTCGTCAGGCGTAAAAGTCTGCGGCTCGCCGCCGGGAGCCATGCCTTCCATGCCCATCTCGGGAGGAGCACCTGCTTCCATGGGGGCGGCAGCGCCTTCCAGCACGAAAGAGCCATCGGCTTTCTTGAGGATGGTGGCGACGACTTCGCCGGGATCTTCCTCTTCGACGGGAGCTTCTGCATCCATGCCCATGTCTTCGGGCGGTGCGCCCATATCGGGCGGGGCCATTCCGGCGGGGCCACCCGGCGGCGGCATGGGTGCGGGGGCAAGTGCCATGGGTCTATCCCTCCTGGGCTATGGCGTCTCACGACGCGGGCAGAGCGGTATCTGGATACCATGGATGGTAGGCGGTCGCTATGGTGGGCCCATGAGCAGGCCACCGCCCTTTCACTTCGATCGCATGGTCTTATGGCGAGACGGTAAAGACGCAGTCCTTTCCATCAAGGTCAACGGCGGGTGGCACCGGGTGGTAGCGGTCGAGTGCAAGGGGGTCTTCCACATCGAGGTGACGGCGGCCGAGTTGCGGGCGGTGCCGCCGTTCCGGCACTGGGATGCGCGGTCGGGTGGCCAGAAGAAGCGGCGCGAGAAGGAGCGGCAGGCTGCGAGCTAGGGGGCTAGCCCGAACCCTATCCCGCTAACGATGGACGCGGCGGCGGGACAAGCCGGTGCCGACTTCGACCGATGGGTTGATGGGGTCTTCCAATTCAGTGGGCGTGGCCGTGCCGCCCTTGTATTCGCCGCACCACATTTCCGGGCTGACCGGCGGGAAGTTGTTGAGGGCGGTGGGCGTGGGATGCGCTTCGGGCAGCGGCGGATAGCGCAGGCAGAGCCCAGTCTGGCCGGTGCCGAGGTAGAAGCGACAGGTGGCGCAGTTGGCAGGGCTAGGAGGCACGGTGTTTCTTCCCCTTGCCTGGGGGTCGACCGCGCCGCTTTTTGAGCCCGCGTTTCTTGTAGGTTCGCTTGGGCGGTACGGGAGCGAAGAGATCCTCCTGGTCGTCCTTTTCTCCCAACTCGTCTATTTCCGCATCGAGCCGCTGCTCGTCCGACCATCGCTTGCCGGGAGGCGGCTTGTTGCCCTCGACCAGGGCGTCGAGCAGCTTCTTCATCAGGCGGGCGGTGACTTCCTTTTCCACGATCTCGTGCGGCGAGCGCAGCGGGTCGACATCGTGCTGATCGCTCACGGTATGGGGTTGGAAATCCCCGCACCAGGAAGCGCGGCGCACGCCGGGGAAGTGGTCGATCGCTCCGATACCGGGGGGATGGCGGCGGCAGCGGCCTCGATCCTGGCCGTCACCGCCCATGAGCCCCGGCGCGAAGAACCGACAGGTGCCGCAGCTTTCGATCACGCGGGCTTCGGCGGTTCAACAGGCTTGGGATCGGGCGGCGTTACGACCTCGACCTTCTCGGGCACCGGCTCGTCCTCGCCCTCTTCCGGCTCGACCGGCTTGTCCTTGGGGTCCGGCTCGCTGGCCGCTTCGATGGTGCCCTTGGCCAGACCGTGACGGCGCTGCATCCAGGCTAAGGCATCGGCGGGGGTTTCAAAGCTTGGGATCATCATGGTTCTTCTCCCTGTTCGTGTTCGCCAACTCTTGTACTCTGCGCGATCTTGGAGATTCCTCCAAGCAGATGCCGCGCCCACTGGGCATGTAGTGCGCCCACGTCGATGTTGCCCGACTTCAACAACAACCCGGCTCGCGTCACATCAAAATCGCTCAACGGCGTGAAGACATCCTCGGGATAGGCCTCGCACCATTGCTCGATCTGGAAGATGGCGTCCTCGAGGTTCTCGACGCGCTCGGTCAGCACGAGCACGCGCTGGGCCAGTTCCTCGGCCGTGCGGCTTGCCCATTCGTCCCACTCTTTGCTCATTCTGCCCCCAGGCGAAATAGGCGAAATAGGCCGCGCCTATTATGCCCCCTTGCTATTCGATCAAACTCCACAGGCCCCAGCCTGCCAGGATGAACATCGCCCAGCAGCCGATGCAGAGAATGAGGATCACGCCCACCGGGGGAACGGTATCCAGCATGGTGTCATACCATTCCGGTGGCTCGGGCCCCTTCGACCAGTGTCTGATCATCGGCGTCCTCCAATCATTGCGTTCCCACCAATCCACCTTCCTTGTCGTCGGGTTCAGGCTGGGGCGGCGGCGTGGTGCCACCTCCCTCGCTCTGCGGCGACCATGCAGTCAGCGTCTTGCCATCCGCTCTCGTGCCGGCGGGGAACGTATAGAAGTGCGGCGGCGCACCAGCCGACACCGTGAGATGGACGGCGTTGTTCTCGACCTCGCAATCGTTGGGCTTGTCGACCTGATTGGTTATGTTGATCGCCGGAGCCTTCGCGGGATCGCTCGGACAGAACTGATTGTCTCTCGCCACGTTTGAATACGTCTTGTTGTTATCGGCATGCAAAACCAACTCGCCTTTGTAGGGATGGCTGCGGGCCGGATCGCGTGCATTGCTGAAACAGATGTTGTTCGTCATCGTATTATTCCAGGCGTCAAACAATACGATCCCGCCGCCATCATTATTGTAGCTCAAGTTGTTGATGATGGTGTTGTGGTGGCACGCTTGATCCGCCTGGATGCCATTGCCATCGGTTGTATTGCAACGCTGATCACAACACACGTTGCCTTCAACAAGATTGTATGATCCGGCATCGACAAACGCCGATCCCTGGAATCCTCCAGCATACATATGAATGCCGCTGGTCCCTGGAGTCACTCTTCCGTTGCCGCTGATGATGTTGCGCGTGACGATGTAATGATTGCCGCTGAGCTCGATGCCATGCGTATGATTGTCTTTGATCTCGTTGGAATCGAACACGCTCTCGTCGCCTTCCTGAAGATTGACGAGAGAGACGGCGATGCCGTTGCCTTTGTTCGCGCGGATCATGTTGCCGATGATGCGATGGCTGCCGCCCGCCGCGTCGCCAATCCAAATTCCCGCACCGCAGTCGTGGATGTCGCAGTCCTCCACCGTGCAATGGTGGGCCCGCTGCTGGATCGTCACGCCGGCGTATCTGTGGCCGCTCAATTCAAATCCGGTGACGGAGACGTAGGCGCATCCTTGCAAAATTAATGCATTGGTCATCTTGGCCTTGCCGCTGCCGTAGACGCCCAGCTTGAGCGGCTGCGCATTGGTGGCCTGCGTGCCGACGATCAGCATGGCGCTCGATGACGACCCGCCTTTTTGCAAGTACGTGTTGCCGCCGCGCAAGGTGCCGGCCCGAGACCACGAGTTGTAGGGGCTCGATTGCGTACCGTTGCCGTTACCGCCGGCTGACGGATCGATGTAGTAGGTCGCCATCACTTTCTCCCAAATGTTAGTCGTTCAATTCATCAGCCCAGCCGCAGCAGCGGTCCCAGCATTCTCCAAAGCAACAGGATGATGAGCAGCACGGCGATCACCCACATGCATTTGATCACCATCTCGGGCAGCGGCACGCCGATCATGCCCAGCACCCAGATCACCAGCCAGACAGCGGCGACGATCACGACGATGTAGACCAGTGTCAGAATAAGCGTCTCGACCATGGCGTCCTCCTGGCGTCTCCCGACGCTAGTCTTCAGGCTTGGGCCAGAACCACTTCCTGATCCGCTGCCAGAAATCTTTGAGCCACTGCATCACGGCACCAGCACGAAGAGCATCCAGAGAGCGGTTGCCGAGAGCACGATCACAACGGTCCATGCCATCGCTGTTACTCGCTGTTACCTGCTGTTCTTCGATATTCCTTGCTATTCGCCGCTGCGCTTCAAAGGCAACGCTCACATCGAGGGCGGTACGCTCCTGGTCGTTCATCTGTCCGCAATCTTAAAGCACTTGCAGGACGCCCACTCAGGCGTCGTCTCATCGACCGGCAGGCCGTCCCAATCCATGCACCAGTGCGCCTTCTCTCCCGTCAGCACCCGGCCGCGCCAGCGCAGGCAGTCCTCGTTCCAGGCGATGGTGCGCTCCAGCGGATCGTTCACGTACATCGTCATTTGCCCTTGGCCTTCCCGGCTTTCGACATGGCAATCGCGATGGCCTGCTTCTGTGGCTTGCCCGCTTTCATCTCGGTCCTGATGTTGGCCGAGACGACCTTGCGGCTGCTACCCTTCTTCAGCGGCATCAGTAGCCGCGTGGGGCAGCCTTGCCCTTGCCGCCCTTCTGCCGATCAGTGCCGCCCTTGGCCTTCACCGCGACCGCTGCCGTGGTCTTGCCGATCCGCCCGCCAACCGCCACGCCGCGCATCGGCTTGCCGCCCTTGCCTGCATCCTTGGCCATGACCGCTCCCTCCAAGTTTCTATTGCGGTAACATCCTCTGCCCCATTACTGCGGCACGCAACATTTGGTAGGCTCAACCGTCCACCGCTGCCTTCCCAAGCGCGTGCGCGTGGGCGTCACGCGGGCACCTCCCGAGGTTAGGCAGACGCGGCTCACCAACCCGCCCCTGTCGGTACAGCGGAGTCATCGCCGCCAGGGCCAGCCTGCCAACGCATCGCTGAAAAGACCGCTGACCAAGCCAGCGATATCCAGCGCCCAGCGTTCCCGCTCTGTCCACGGAAACAACGACACAAGTTGTTTCCTTAAATCAGGGAAACAATCAGGGTGAATTGTTTCCTTTTTCATCCGTTCCAGACGGGCCAGCGTTTTAATCAGGGATGACCGCGACTGTGGGGAGGTCGCAAACGAAACCTGCTCCCACCTCCCCACAAACGAAGAGGCAACCAAAGAAGAACAGCCCGACACGGGGACTTTGCTACACTTACGCCGCCTCGATCCAATCCAGAGCCTGGTACGACAGGAAGTACCACCGCCCATCCCGCAGTGCGTCAATCCCGTGCTCGCCCACCCGGATCCCCGATACCTCCCCCTCCCCCGGTAACCGCGGCAACTGAAGCAGCGGCGTCCCATCCCGCTTCTTCAGCATCAGCACACTCTCGTCCCCGCCCACACACTCGACGTTGTCCATCGACAACACGTTCGACCACCGATGCCCACCCTTGCGCCCAGCCATCACCCGCCTCCCGCCATTAGCGATACACCCCACCCCTCCAACATCCGCTATACTTCCCCTCCCCGCACCCTGCGGGTCCTACCCACACACAGAAAGGGGTCGCCACATCCCAAGCAGGCGTCCCCTTTTTTGTTGCCTCCCACGCAACTCACCCCCCAAACTCCCCGTTCACCCATCGGCCCGTCTACCCGATGCAATCTCTGATGCAATCTCCCCAAGGGATCCAGGCACCTCCCCCGCCTCGGATCCCTTTCTTCGTCCGGAGCTCACCATGGCCAAAACCAAACCACCCGCCACAGCCCAAACCTGGACCGTCACCATCGACGCCAACACATCAATCACCATTACCGCCCAGGAATTCGACGTTACCGACACCAACACCCTCATCTTCTCCAACGGCCCCCAGACAACCCTCGTCATCGCCCCCGGCCATTGGTTCTCCGTCCGCCTCGAGCCACCCCCCGAAACCCCGGACGACGCGACCTCAGAAGGCGCTTAACCCCGTCGAATAATCTCCGCAGCCTTGCCGGTTAATTTCTGACATTCCCGCAGAAATTCCCGCATAGATTTCTGACAGAGATTTTCCGCCATTAGAGGATTCCACTCTTCGACTCGGTGAGGCCCCGGCATTCCACACTACCGAGGCCGCCAGCGCGTAGGGAAAATCACCAATATCTGCCCCAAACTCAGAGAATATCGCTAACCCCACAGAAATGAGCCTCGCCCCCGAGGCGAAACAATATTACCCGGAAACCGGAAAAACCGGCCGAACGCCAGGATTTTCGGAAAACCGGGGCCCAAAATCGTAGCGAGAAAACCATGGGGATGTGGAACTGCGGGGACCGACTCGCGGCCGCGCGCGAAAGAGGGGCCTCGGGCTCGAGACAGAGGGGTCCCTGGTCCTCGTGCCGCCGGCTCGATTCGTCGCCTGCACATACCGTGCGGATACCACTGGTCGCCAGCCCTGCCCCTGTGCCAATGGTGGGTAGCGCGGTGGGTAGGACTATCGCCTATCCCCGGTTATGTAGTCCTGTCAGTGGGTTATGGTGTCAGATGCGCGGATGCCGTATCCGCAACCCCCACCCCCTCCCCCTGCCCCGTATCTGCCCGCTACGCTGCGCCCCGCCCGGATGACACATAACACCCTCACCCGTATGGCCTGCGTCTGGCAGGCAAGTCTGGGCTTCCTCGGGCCATTGTAGTCTGCGCTATTCGGCCTGCGCTCCAGTTGATTTCTCCCCGGATGTAGGGGTTGGGTACATCCACCCATTCCCCGGTATCATCCATGCAGCATCTCCACAGTGTGTGGGCGTCACTGCCGTGTGCGTCTATCCAAGCGTAGGCCCATGCGCTTCCGCCCTTTGATTGCATGTGTTCTGGCATGGTGTTGGCGACCACTGATACGGCGATGGGTGGGTTGAGGCGGGTGACGGTCACGGGGTGTGGTCTATTGCTTGGGGTTGATGCGTTGCGCTGTGGGTTTGGCATGCATCTGTTGCAGGCTGTTGTGGGTTATTCCTGCATTTAACCTGGTTTTAGTGTGAATTGCTGGTGGTGTCTGGGGTGTTTTCACTATGGCTAAGATGTCGCAGGGGATTGTTGCAATTGTATTGACGTGGTGTTGCGTTGTCCGGTATGAGGGACATTAGCTTGAGCCGTGGTGGTTTGGGCGCTGGAGGTTAAGCAGATGCAAGTGAGATTCTCGACGTTCTACGCTGGGGGCCATGATGCCGATCCCGGCTATCGGACCACCGTTGTGATCCTTCCGGTAGGTCGGACCTATTGTTTCACCAGCGACCCGGACGGCAGCAATGCGCGTAGCATTGGCACTCGGCCTGCTGACCAGCCTACGGGGGCTTTCCGTATGCTGGCGCGGTCGCGGCAAGTGGCGTGCGCTCCCAAGCTTGAGGGTGTGCTGAAGGCATGGCTTGCGGAGCAGGCCGCCGCCTAGTCCATCCATCCATAGTCCCGACAAGCCCGCCTGCCCTGAGAAGCAGAGCGGGCTTAGGGCGTTGCGGGGGGCGTGGTGCCGCCCGGATGGAGGATGCAGATGCAAGTGAGATTGCCCAAGAACTACGAATGCTGGGCCAGAGAGGCCTTCAGGGAGGGGGATGACACCATCCCGGCTGACGTGATGCAGCACGCCTATTGGGTGCTCGATAGTCGGACGGACCATGTGGCGGGCGGTGCCACGCCAGAGGGTGCGGTTGCGGCGTATGTCGCGCTGCGTGGCAATACGCTGGCGTGTGACACGCTGGTGGATGTGGTCGAGGGTCCGGGGCTGGAGGAACTGACGGCCGAGTATGAGGGCTTTCTGGAAGAGACGAAGCTTCCGGGGACGGACGCAGAGGACTTGCTGCTGACGTGCCAAGCGGCCATCCCGTATCTGTCCAGCTTCATCATGCGGTGGGAGGCGGCCGAGACCCGTGAGCAGGCCGAGGAGGCTGAGAGGCTGGCGGCTGAGAAGGCTGCCAAGCTGGCCGAGGCAAGGGCCAAGAGCATTGCTCAGACGGCGGTAACCATCGAGTCGGCTCGCCTCAATGCGCTGAAGGCGGATGAGGAGGCTTTCGACCCGCTCTCGCAGTGGGCCTCGACTCGTGTCTGGTGCGCCGACCTCGTGGCCGCAGCGCCCCATGTCGCGGACATGTTCCCCGACGAGGAGGATCAAGGCCGCATCATCCGGGGCTACGTCTACCACGACGGCTCGTGGCTGGTGGAGGAGCGCGACGGAACCTCCTATTGGGCCCCGCTGGGGCAGTGGGACACGACCGGCACGCTTGACGAGGTCGAGCACGAACTGTGGGAGCATCACGCGCAGCACAACATCAACTGAGTTC